ACGGGCGTTCCTATATCTATAGTCCGGGTTAATTGCGGCGTTACGACGAGCGCACTAGAGCGTATGGTAGCACCGGATTCCCGGCGCGACACCTAGCGCTTAACTTGCGGCTTCATCATGCCCTTGCACGGCATGTCCTTCTCTTTCTTAGTACCTTTCGGCATGGCTTTCATGTTGTACCTCAGTTGAAGTGAATTACAAGCTTAGCGAGCACGTTAGTGCCAGCGGCTTTAGTCTCAAGGCAGTGGCCTACCTCTTTGAAGTGCTCGCTCAGGCCAACCACACCAAGACCCGAGGGAGGGGTTGTAACCTCTGCCCTGCCGTCTATATCAGCACAGCGAGACCAGTAGCCTCGCGTAGCGGCGGTGCCGTCTTTGAGCAGCACCTCAGCAACACCAGACACTACCACCCAGCACTCAGAGCCATCAGCCACGCCAGAGTCGTACATGATGCCAGCAGCATCGAACTCCTCAACCTGCAAGGTGGCTGCACTGTCGTAGGTAGTGGACATAGACAGCACCGAGCCTTTAACTGAGGGCGCTCCGGTACGATTGATGAGCTTGACCAGCACGCCACCTTCAGGGCTGAGAGCCACCCTAGCGGGTATGCCAAGGTACAACGAGTCGAAGTACGACTTCAGGTTGGCCTTCAGGCCAGTCCACGATAGCCACGAGCGAACTCCTGCAAGGCTGCTCGTGAGGAACGAGCCTGCCTCTGGCGGGTAGCCTAGCGGCGGCTCTCCATTGCCAGCTTTCGCTGTTAGAGCCAGTGTACGGGATACGTCCGCTAGTTGGGTCATGCGTACTGGCCTGTCTTGACTTCCTTGCAGATGCGTACCGCTCTGGAGCCTACCTGCCTGTACCACTTGCTCTGGGTCAGGTTATAGGAAACTCGGGACCAGTCAGGCTCGTCGTAGTCGAAGATGTGAGCGAGCGTGTTCACGAAGCTCTTCATCCCCTTCTGCGCGTTGCCGAGGCCCATGTTGAAGAGCATGTTGATGAAGCACTCTTGGCGCACCACGTTGAACTTGTGCTCGTGGCCCTTGAAGAGCTTGAAGAACTCGTCCACGCTCTGCTGTGTCCTCTTGAGGAGGAGAGCAGAAGCAGCGAACTCTGTGATGACTGCATCTTTGCTAGGAGCCTCGCACCCGTACCCGTAGGTCCATTGCGAGATGTCCCAATAGGGTCTAGCCCTGAAGCCTTCGTCCTTCTTGAGCTGAGCTATCAGCGCGGTGCTTGGCGTCCTTGGCAGGACCGGAGTGCTTTCAGCAGCATCTCGTTGTCGCTGTACAGTTGGTTCAACTGCTGCGCTGAGATGGACAACTTCTTCTCCGAATCCACTATCAAGGATGGCTTGGCGCACCCTGTCGTGCTGATCGCTGAGAGCAACAGCCAGCCCCACATCAACAGGCTGATCGCTATCATCAGCAACCGCTGCCGAGCCGAGGGTGGCTCTAAATTCTTCGATCTTGTTGGTAGCTGCATTGGCCTCTTCCTTCTTGTCATGGCGCTCCAGAGTTGTACTGAAGATGAGCGCCAGCACCTTAACGATGAGTTCGATGATGACGCTCATGGTTACTTCACCGGGGTGACGAGCTTGCCGAAGACGTTCTTGGCGATGGTGCCGACCACGTGGAAGATGTCGTTCTCCTTGATGCTGGGAACGCGGGTCAGGATTGCGTTGATGAGGATTACGATACCAGCGGCGATAAGCTCGCTGTTAGCTGCGATGATGTCGAGCATGTGCTTTCCTTTTGCGGAAGAGCGCCACCCGATGCGCTGGGTGGCGATGCCGCCGATGTTAGTTAGGCCGGTACGATGTTAGCTGCGACCGGACCCATGTTGTTCCACGCCGAAGTCGGGGTGCTGCCCTGAGCGACCATGATTTCGCCAGTGGTGGCATTGATGAGGAGCGAACCCTTCTTCTTGCCAGAGATGAGGGTGACGTTCACGGCATGATCCTGCTCTGCGATGTCAGCCTGTGCCACGATGGGAAGGTCGTTGAATACGATGGGGCCAGCGGTTGCGGTCCCTGCCTGAGTGTCGCCTGCGATTGCTAAGGTCATTCTTGAAGCTCCTTGTACTGCGGGTCTATATATCTATAGTCCGGGTTTATTCTACCTACTCGCTACCTTGTTATACTATGTAAAGGAATAGAAGGAGGAGGACATAGGCGCTCTAGGCCCGCTCTGGTAAGGCATAGACCCTAGAACCCCTATAGTCCGGGTTAATTCGTCTCACGTGTGAGACATCACCATTTCCGCTTTCCGACCTTTGGGCCGGTCTTGGCGAATATGTTCTTATTGGGCCGGTGCGGGGCCGAGGAGTGCCCGGAAATCGACTCTCTCCGCAGCTCCTTGTCGCGCCACACCCGCTGGAACTCCTTGTACTTCTCGGCCTGCTGAGCCGCCACAACTCGGGCCATGTCGTAGTCGATGCTTTGTACGATCTGGCGCACGGCACCCGCCAGTGCGTCTAGTCGGTCATCGTGGAACAGGGAGTCCTTGTCCCGCGTTATGTGCGCCAACTGGAAGAACAAGCTGTACCGTAGGCGCTTCTCCAGCGCGTAGCGGGCAGTTGAGTCCAAGTCCCGGCGCACTGCATCAGGTGTCACAACGAGCCGGTGAGAGCTGATGAGTGGCTCAAGAACGTCTATGATCCTGAGTTCCTTCTGGCCTGTCTCGTACACCTCTTCGATGGTAACGGGCCAGTGCTTCTCAAACAGCGGCTTGAGCATAGCGGAGTGAGCGCCATGCCCGTAGTTCTTCTCTATGTAAACGGTCTTGCAGTTCGCTGCCTTAGCTGCCTCAACGAACTTCATCAGAGTCTCTTCTTCGTACCCGCCGGGGAATCCACCAGAGTCCAAGATGTAGACAAAGGTGCCAATGAGACCTATGATGGCATACGCCGTCTCGTCTCCGTTCTTTCCACCACCAGCGGGGTCTATGTACATGATGACCCGATCAAAGGGCTTCCACTCATAGACGCGCTGTATAGGCATATGGAACTTGTCAGTGGTCCTGTTCCCGAACTTAGGCAGCTCGTTGATGATCTGACCGGGGCCACTGGCCCAGATAGGCATCTCCGGTCCTTGCAACCGGCTGTAGCCATACACGATAAGGTCAGAGAGCTTGAGCGGGAATCTTCCGTCATCCGACAGGCGGGTACTCAGCATATACTGCAACTGGAACTTAGCCTTACCTTGCGACAGCTCCTTGGTGCGGAGCGTCTCTTCATCGAACATCTCAGGGCAGGTGGGCTTACCAGATAGCCCATCGAATCCGCCACCCAACTGCAAGGTGTCGTCTTCTTCTATGTCAGACAAGAGCATCGGGGCTAAGTAGCCACCGTATGTGTCTAGCTCTTTAGAGTTCGGATACCTCCCCGGCCAGATTCGTATGTCATATCCGCGAGAGGGTAGGTTGTTGTAGATAGACTCAATGCTCTGAGGCGTACCTAAGTAGATGATGTCACCATGAGTACAAATTGACTCAAACTCTTTGCTGGTGTCCTCAAGCAGCTCCCGGCCTGCTACTGTGCGGGAGTTCTGCAAGGACTCAATATCATCAGCAATGAGCACGTCAGCACGGGCACCCTGCGCTCCAGCCTCGATGGACTCGCACGCTATGCTCGGAGACTTGTCAGCACCCTTCAACGCCCAATGGATGTCGAAGGACTTGACTGACTCCTTATCACCTGAAGCCTTATCAGGAAGCATGAACTGCAAGAACTCAAGCCCACGTATGATCTTGATGCACCAGCCTGCTATCTCCTCGGCACGTTTGCCCTTCTGAGAGAAGATGAGGATGCGGGTATGCGGTGCATGGATGATACGGAAGACGGCATAGATCGCTGTGATAGTGGTCTTAGCCTGCATTATATTCAGAGAGGTTCGCAATACCTCGCCAGTTCTCTTTATAGAACTTCTGCATGTTACCATGCAGAGTAGACTATATCTTCTGTCCTATAGACAGTCACACGTTTCCACCACCATTAGCTTGTGGTGTACTCCCTTTCGGGATAGTCGTTGCACTAGAATTTGTATTCACAAGAAATATGAGTCCAAGTGGCCCTTCTACGTATGTTCAGGTAGGTGTTCCTTGTCATGGTTGAGAGGTTCTTGATATACCGCCAGTTCTTACCTCTCTCCATAAGATCACATACAATCCTTACCTGCACCTCAGTTGTGTTGCACTTACCGTGCTCTAGTCCTATCTTCTTAACCCAAAGCCCTGTATCTGCTGCATGTCTCATGTTCTCTTGGTGGCTGCACCACTCAAGGTTGCTCACATGGTTGTTAGACTTACGCCCATCAACGTGATTAACATAGGGCCTGCTGCTGTCTGTAGGTAAGAACGCTAGGGCTACAAGCCGGTGGGTTGGGTGATACTTCTGGTTGATACAGACTAAGTGGTATCCGTTCTTCAGCCTGCCTTCAAGTATGTGCCCTGTGGTCTCGTTAACCACAACCCCGTTAGTATCAACTGAGTACTCATGTCCACTTCTGTTTGTTACTTCAATGTTTGCTTTCTTGTACATACAATTCTCCATATAGGATAATTCCATTCTAGTCAGGATTGCCCATGTAGGGTGTTCCCTGTTTGAGTGTGATTACGAAGCCAAGTTACTAACCTCGTTGTGCTTGGAGCATCCGGTAGAGCGGCCCGCCGAACAGGTACTTGCACATGTCTGCCTGCAACCTGTTCAGGCTCGGATTGCCTGTGATGAGCGTGTTGATAACTACTTGGGCGAAGAGCAGGAAACCCTCCTCCGTATTAGGGAAGGTCTCCTGCACCTCTTCTAAAGATTGCCAGAGAGCTAACTGCTGCTCCGCTGAGAGTCTAGCCAGTCGCTTGCTCCCTGTCGGTGAAGCTCAGGACTTTGCCGCTGTGCTTCGCCTTGACCGCAGCGAGAGAGACCGCCAGCGGCGATGCCTCATTCTGCTCAGGCAGGCTTGCGCCTATCTCGTTCTTGTGTAAGAAGTTAGAAGCAGCGGTCAAGAACTTCTCATCAATGATGAACTGTATCTCGTCCGGTGCCTCGACGCACTTCTCCAGCATGTCATCTACCCTGCGGGTGAACGCCGTGGTGACAGCTTTGTGCAGAGTACCGAGCATGTCCTCCGAAGCGGAGTTCTTGTTACCTTTCATTTAAGCTCCTTGCACGTTCCATTGCAGGACCAGTGCGAGATGTAGCACGAGATGCACCGTACTGTCTTTGGGAAAGCACGGATTATCTGCATGACTGTGAAGATAAAGATGGCAGCAGCGCTCAACTCAGAGAAGGTATAACCGGAGAGCGTACCGAGGGCGTATGCAGCGGGAGGTGCTGTGTGAGCCGCCTCCCTTGCAATGTTAGCTGTTTCTTTGAGCAAATGTTACCTCAAGAGTTCAACCCAGCGAACCAGGCGTTATATAAAAAACATCACGAATTTGACGTATCCGCCGCCACTGTTTGCCGTGCTTGACGTGAAATAGTTATAGGCAGATGAGGTATATGTGGCCGGAGCGCCACCAACCAAAGGTATATTCCTAACACCTGAAGCAAGAGGGCTTGAAGCAAATGTGGCAGTCGCCAAATCAACGTAACCGGCAGAACGCCCCATGCCTACAACAAAGGGAGCCGCAAACGACACCGTGGATTTGTTGATCATATACATTGCAACAAGCTTTCTCTCTGCCAGTCCGGAATTTTCACCGACCATTGAAACGGCGCTGTTATTTGCACTGGATGTGTTGATCCACTCCGTTTCTATTTTGGTATAACAAGAGGGATGCAGCCATCCAAGAGAAAGGGCTTTAGGGTTGCCATATATGGCTGTCGCAATCAGGCTTTTGTGGTACGGTGCGCTGATAGTTACACTTTGTGCCACGTATGCGGCATCAGCCCCGGTGAAAGATACGAGGTTTGTGATTGACCCCGCAGGATATAGGTTTTCCAGCCTGATACCTCTGGATGCTACTATTGCAAAAGCCGGGTTCCCTGCGGCGACACCATCACCGTTAATAAACGCATCCGAAATGGTAATAATTTTTGCCAGTTTTGCGGTCTGCGCATTGGACTCAAAATATGTCCCGGTAAAGACCCACGCAGCACTCACGTTGCCGTATGAATAGTCAATGCCGACTGTAGTGCTCAGTTCGATGGAACCCCCCACCCACGTTACACCTCGCGCACCGGAACCGTTGCTGTCGTTAATACCTATACCGCAGGCTACGGCGTGACAGTTAGTGAACAGCGCACTATTTGACTCGGTGCGCAGGTCAAATCCCACTCCGCAATAGAGCGCTGTTGCGTTGGTGATTGTATCGCTCCACGACCAATCAAACGCATAACCGTAAGCGCAACTCTTCACTGTGGTATTTTCAATGTCAGCATAGGACCGGTACGCACCGGCTGCGGCGGAAGTCCCTACAAGGTCCACACCTATGATGCCCGTGGATGAGTTGCCGTTGCGAATGAAAACGTCTTTTATGACCCCGTAGGCGGGCAGGGCAACAATGGAATCGTTGTTGCCGCCTACCCATTTAAATCTAGTCCCCTTACTCGACTCATAATTACCAGACCCGAGAAGCGCTACCGGTGCCTCTCCTGCTGGGTGCATTACTGTGGCAGCGATCACATACTCTTTAGCCAGCAATCTAACAGTTGCATCATCGTTAGGGCTGCTGTCCAGCGCGGCATTTATCTGCACATTATCGGCTACGCCGTCAACGCCCCACCATTCCGCATAGCGTTCCAGTGCATTACTGATCGTGACTTTACCCGTCCCGTTGAACATCTGCGCCAGCGGCCACCGCGCCGTGCTGCCCGCGTAGCTGATTGTGTAGATGCTATGGTTGATCTGAGCGAGGTTCAGGGGGATGAGTTCGATATTAGAGGGGATGATGAGGTTGGCCGTTACTGCTACATCGGCCACCAGCTTCAAGGTGCGCCTGTCGCTCCCTATCGCGGCCACTGCTTCATTGAGGGTAGTGTAATCAGAGGAGTACACAACTCCACCCCTGAGTAGCGCCTTGGCGCGCGCCCACGTAACCTTGCGAAGCCCTGCCCCCAAGAACGAGAAGAATCCTCCGTCACTTGGGTCTTCCTCTGTTGCAGCACCTATCGACTCTGCTACAGCAGTAGGTGCAACGCCAGCCAGATACATCTCCTCCACGTAAGCCTTGTTAGTAGCGTCCTCTGCGTTGACAGGCGCTCCAATATTAATGACTCTGTTTCCCTTGAAGTCCATGTCGCCCTTGACAAAGTAGCCCTCTGGTAAGAAGCCATCGAGGAACTCATGGTGCGCGTACAACTGCTGTAGCACAGTGTAGTTCATCTGCTCCTGACCAAAGTTATTGCCTCGGCTGAAGTCTGCATAAGGTGCAGTCTTGGGCATTATCCTGCGTATCATGATGTTAGGCACGCCTGCCACTACCGGCGCGGGCGGGGGCACGTTGAATTGCACCTGATTGCTGCCGGAGAAGGTGAAGTCGTTGGTCTCCACTTTGTCTACGTACACATGAATGTCATCCTCTCGGATGTACCCTATGTCCGCGCCTGTGAAGCTGAAGGGGAAGACGGTTGTTACACCGTCTCCTGTCTGCTCTTGATAACTGAAAGCCATTGCTGCTCCTATTTCTCTGCTGCTCCAATGAGCACGTTTAGCATCTGCCCTGCGCCCATTGCGTTAGACAGTGGGACTAGCTTGCGGCCTGCCTTGAGTACATCAACGCCCGTACCTTCACTGGTCGGGTCCATCATACGAGTTACGCTGTGCGCCAGCTTCGCGGTATCAGCTATCACGCCTGCTGCTGGCGCTATGTTGTTGCCAGACATGGGACGTACACCTGCCCGCCCCGGAGCGCTCATCATGCTGTCGGGGAGCAGACCCAGCGTGCCGAGGAAGTCTCCCGCGAGAGACAAGCCTGCAACCTGCGGCATCATGTTGAATGTGCCGACTGACACTGCCCTATCGTTGAGCCGGTCCTCTAGGAACTTCTCCCTGTCGTGCCTGCCTATGGAGGCGAGCTGTGTACGCACGTTGTACGCCACGTACCCCAGAAGGGAGGACCACATGAGGGTCTGAGCGGCCTTGATCTTATCCCCGCGAAGGTCGTGTATGAGCTGCTTCTCCACAGAGATGATGCTGAAGGATTTGAACTGAGTGAGCACCTTGCCTATAGAGCTGTGCATCCACACGCTTGAATCACCGATGAAGTTCTGCTGTACGATGCGGCCCCTGATGCGCTGCATCCCTATCAGTAGCGTGTCCAGCATCTCCTCTGGCATCTTCTCAAAGTTCAGCACACTTATGCTCTGGCCCTTGAAGTTGTCCACCTTCGGGTTATCCTGCACGAACCTTTGCAAGTCGGAGAGGAACTGAGGCGACCAGCCAACCTCCCCCGCCATCTGCGCCGGGAAGGGCATCTTGCCCTCTGCCATGCTCACCACCTTCTCGCTGATGCCGCGCATGACTATCTTCTCTAGCCCGCCCTGTATTGCACGGAAGCCAGAGGCTATGCTGTTGACGTTGCCACCCACAGCCAGTGCGTTATCTAACACCCTGCCGATCTTGCTGGCCGAGTCCTGAACAAGCATCTCGTCACCGCGTATGTGCAACGGGGCTAGCCACGGGTCATCCCCGATATATCCGAACTGCCGTTCTATGCCACGCAGCACAGGCTCAGACAGCTCTCCCATTGACGTGGCACCCACCCTTGCAGACTTGTTACGGAAGATAGCCACGGCAGGTACATTCCTCAGCACGGTCCCTAGACCTAGATGGGTTATTGCACGAGCTGCTTCTGGGAAGGAAGCAAAGCCCATCATGCCAAGAGAGCGGTTGGCCGCTATGCCCCTGAGCCTGCGGCTAGTAACCGCAAAGGTGCCGTTCGGGTCTAGGTCCAAGGACTTGCCGTACATGAGCTTCAGCGTATCGCGGATCATGTCCGCCTCTTCCTTATTACGAGCTGCGTTTGCACCAGAGCGCAGGCCCACATCTTCTGCCGCGTTGACAACTCGGTGAGCGTGCTCATAGGACTTGAAGCCCATCTTGGCTAGAGCTGCACCACCGGCAGACTCCCGGTAGTAGTTCTGCGTCAACATTGAAGTGTCTGTATACAAAAGGTCCACCATCCGAACACCTTGGTGCTCGGTGATAGGATTCAGCCCTAAGCTGAACTTAGCCCTGTTGGAGATGTTATCGAGGAGCTGGGCGTGCTCTTGGTCCTCAAGGAACGTCATGATGTGCTCTTCAGGAACCCCGGCCTCCTTCAAGTCCTTGATGAAGTCCTTACGCTCGGACTCCGCCACCACGTTCTTGAATACCTGACTGCCAGATAGCTGATGCGCCCTAGAGCGCCTGATCTGCATCTCAGCAAGCTTGTCAGCAGCTTTGGCCTTGAGGTGGAACTTGCCCTCTTGGTACGACTTGGATATTAAGCCGCGCACCAAGTCCTCTCCGTGCTTGGACACGAGATGCACAACCGCAGTGCTCTCAAATATGACAGGCATGTACGCCCTGCTGTCCTGTATGTCGGACCAGCCCATCTCACCAGCCTTCTTGCGAAGCTCCAGCGCTAGGCTCATGGCGTCTCGATGCCCCTCTGCCGCTAGGGTGACACCTTCGGATGCTGATCTGCTAGGGTCCACCACCTTCAGGTATACCTCGGTGTTGAACAGCGCTTTCCTGTTGCCCACGTCCATGAGAGCCTGCACGGTTCCCATGCCTTGCTCTTTGGCCCAAGACAGGTAGCCTACGTCATACCTGTTACGCTCTGCCGATCTGATCTTGTTCAGGAAGAAGTGCTGGAAAGCAGCGGCAGTGTGCTCTTGGTTCGACTGACCCTGCCCTGTCTCATGCAAGATGTCGTTCAAGCCCCTGAAGGCTTGGTTCTCTGAGTGATCCAGCGTGGTGTACACGCCTTGTACCCTGTCCCGCATCCACTGGAACGGGAGCCACTGCACGGAGGTCGCCCCCTTACGCTTTGCCCGCTCGATCATGGACTTAACGAACTCAGGGGTTGTCAGCCCTGTGGTAGACCGCACCCTGAGCGCATCGACCTTGGCCTTGCGCTCATCAGCCTTTAACCTATCCGCCTCTTTGTTAGCAAGGGATGGGACCGGCTCGCTGGAGCCTGAAGCTGACTTGCTCTTAGCAGACGGAACCGCTTCGCCGGTGAGGAGGTCGAACATCTCCCCAGCCTCTTCCATCGGGTCCAGTTCGTCCAACCTAGCCGCCGCCTCTGCCGCCTCTGAGATGTCCAGCTCTGCTCCAACCTCATCTGCAACGAACACGTGGCGATCCACTCGCTCAAAGAAGCGAGGAAGACCTTCAGGGAAGAGATGCTTAGCTTGGCCCTCTGGAGTCTTGGCCTTGAACTCGTCCAGCTCCTTACGAGCGTTGCGTGACTCCTTGGAGGCTCTCAACCTGTCAGTGAGGTCATCAAGCTTGCGCTGTGCTGCGTTCAGCACTGGCTTGTACTTATCATCTAGCTTCTGAAGCAGGAACTCAAGCTTGGTATGCTCGCTGCTGTTGCGGGGCGCTCCGTGCTCACTAACCAGCTCTGCACGCTCTCTGGTGAGAAGGTCTCGTATCTCACCCACGTCTGCCTTTGTTTGAGCAGCAGCGTCCTCGATGCCTTTCCTAGCAGCAGCGCCTTGCCTGCCACGGAACTCCATCTTGCCCTTGGCTTCAAGGTTAGATGTGTACTCCTTCACAACACGAGCCACCTCTATGTCATCAACACCTTTGACCGTCACCTCTTCTTTACGGAACACGGGATGAGTAGCAGGCTCGGAATCAAGCAAGCTAGCTTCTGCTGGGTAGTTGGCATCAGCACCCGGACGTGAGGGCTTGCGCTGGAATGTCGGGGTGTCGATGTCTCCCGCGTGAGACACTACGAGTTGAGCCTCACGGCGTACCGCCTCATCTACCAAGTCCGAGGCGTGAGCCACGGCAGGGGCGTGCGGGTGAACCCTGCTCAGAGCGCCCAGACCACCGCCCAAGACGGCACCGAACGCGAATCCATACATCGCATCGGACACAGGTTTCTGCGTGTCTCCAGCGGCAAGGAGGGCTTCAGTGGCGGCACCCTGAGTGCCGAAAGTGAGCGCCCCGGCCCCGGCCTTAAGCAGCCTCCCACCCTTCATAGCGGCGATCTGTGGCGCTCCGATGGCTCCGATACCCCAGCCAACAGGGTCGAACAGCTCAGCGAGGAAGCCAGCGGCGGCGCCTTGCCAGCCGTAGGAGGCTAGCCCACGCTTGCGTTCCAAGTCCTCATCCAGATACACAAGCCTGCGCTTGTAGTCTTCCGGGGAGGTACTCTCACGCAGGTAGGACTTGTCCTCCATCTTGTGCGGTAGCAAGTCAAGCTCCTCTTCAGGAACTTTGTATCCCTCGATGCTGGGGCTGTAGTCATTACGCTCAAGGAACCTAGACACGGAAGGAACCATCCAGTTGCTCTGGATTGCCTGCTTAGGCAGGTCAGACCAGTCAAGGTCTTCCCTGCGCTGCTCCTCTGCCCGCTGAGCTACCGCCGTATCCTCGGTTGTGGTGTACCTCTCAGGTATAACCGTAGCGCTAGCTCCCGGCTTCATCTCCACCGTGGGGGCCAGAGAGGGCACACCGAAAGCGGTCACATCTATTTGCTTCTTCTTCTTACCCACGTTCACCTCTGGGGGATAAGCACCCCCGGAGGGTGCTATCGGTTAAGTTTAAGCCTGTCAGCTACTATGGAAGCGCGCTGTGCTAGCGGGATTCGGTTGCCGGTGGTAACGTCCCGGAAGCTAGTCACCATCTCCTTGCGAACCCCAGCGTCATTTCCACGGTCGATCTGCTCGCGCAGCTTGGGCCAGTTCTTAGGGAGGGCGTTTCCGGTGTTGTAAGCTATGTTAAGAAGCACACCCTTGTACTTGAACGGGAGAGCATCGTACCCTTTCCAGCTCTTACGCAGGTCTTCTTCGTACTTGGCTATGTCTCGCTTCATGATCCTACGAGCTACGTCCTCGGTAATCATGGAGGGATGCTTACCGCCTATGCCGTACCGAGTGCCGTCCAGCTCGATGTATCCCTGCTTGACCTCAGCAGGAGTCAAGGCATGACCGTAGCCAATAGCCCTCCCACCGTTGTCGTCGTAGGGGTGATACGCCCCGGTCTTCCCTAGCTTCTGCCAACCCACTCGGTCTGGATTCTCCACCATACCGATGGTACGAACCAGAAGCTCTGACTGCTCAGGGAGCTGCTCCGGTTGCTTGAAGAACGACACCTGATCGCCCTTCCCTGACCGCCACGATTGAACAAAGGCAGCGTAGTCTTTCTTGATGCCGTCCAAAAAGCCGTCCGGGTTGTTGCTGATGTAGCCATCCCTTCCACGCTTCATGGTGTTGAGGTTGGCAGGCAAGGTCAGCACCTCTCCGGTAAGACCTGACCTGACAGTGAAGGTGCCACGGTCCGGGGTCACATCGAAGTACATATCCTCGATGGAGTGACCAGCCTGATCTTCTAGCATGGTCCGGTTCTGGAGCTTGTACACGTCCATCGTCTTGTCGATGTCTTCTTGATGCACCGCCATGCGGGATGCGAGAGATGCCCTACTTCCGAACACGAGCTGACCGTTCTTGAGCTGAGTGTAGTTGTTGTCCCACACCTTCTTGACCATGCCCTTTGCTGTCTCTACGTCCGTAGCTCCTGCCTTGAGCGTAGCGATGAGCATGTCGTTAGCCTCACGCTCCATGAGACCTCTCATCCACGGCTGTGAATCAGAGATGCCATCCATCACCCACGTGTCTGCCTTGTCTTCAGTGAGGGACTGAGCTGCTGCTGCTATGGACTTAACCTCCGAAGAGGACAGAGCTCGCTTGTTGCGCTGGGCCTTCTGAGCCGACCTGAGAGCAGCCGGTTCAGGCTGACCTAGCCGCCTGAAGGTTTGGTAGTTAGCCATGATGACAGCAACCGCAGGGTCTTTGGCGTGCTGTATCTGTGAGCCTTCAGGGAGGGAGCTGTACAGGTCGATGGCGTCCTTTGCCGCTTGAGGCAAGCTGGTCATCTTGTCTGCGTTCTCCATGTCTAGCACAGACAGCACGGCGATCTTGCTAGTCCACTCTGGATTCTCAACCTGCCCTTGTGAGAGCAAGTTAGCAAGACCTATGCGGTACGATTGCCGCACTGCGTTCTGCTGCTCCTTGGTGGCTCCTGCCGGTAGCTTGAGCACGGCCTGCTCTGCCGCGTTCTCGTATATCTTGGCTACCCCTGCAACCGCAGCCTTCTGCCTAGCTCCATCGCCCTGTACCAGAGCGAACGGGTCCACTCCCACCTGACCTGACTTGAGCAGTAGGTTTACATCTGCGTTGAGGTCCGTGTTCACGGCGGTGGCAGTCTCGCGCTTCAGCTTCATGGCCCCCAGCTCTGCATCAGTTATCACCATGCGTTGCTCTGAGCTGTTGAGACCTTGACCTGCGCTGGCTAGGCGCGTGTTGCCTGGGTCGTTGTCGAACTCCCCGCTATCCACTCTAGCCTGAAGGCCAGCCACAGCCTTGAAGTCCTCTCCGGTGTGCATCCAAGGCTTATCTTTATCCTTTGAGTCGCGCTTGCTCTTAACAGCAAGGAATGTGTCATCCTTGTATGCCAGCGAGCCTGTGCCGCCTAGACGCTTGTTAAGCTCCTGACCACGGCGAGTCAGCTCGTCAAAGTCGAACTCCTCGTTCAAGTAGGCGGTCTCCAAGGCAAGCTTCTCCTTTGCAACCACGTCTTGATTCTGCTGGAACCACACCTGCTGACCAGATCGCTCTGCTTCCTGAAGAGCTGCCGTGCGATCAAAGAGTGAGGTGCTAGCCCCGCCCTTGTACTGCTTGGTGTACTCGATGAAGGTGAGGTCGCCCTGCTTGGCCTTCTCTGCCGCCAAGGTCATGAGCACCTTCTCTCTGTCCTTCTTGCCAAGCTGCATGGCATCGGACGCATCCGACATGGTGGACTCAAGCACCTTGAACTGCTCTTCGGGTGGCAAGCCATCTGCCCGTAGCAGGATGTTGTCGTACAAGCCAGTGATGCGCTTCTCGTGCTCTTGAGCAAGCTTCGCGCCCACCCTCGCTGCTGCTATCTGCGGAACCTGCTCGCCGTAGATGGTGGTGATCGCTTTGAGTGTCTCCGGGTCTTCCTTGAGGTGCTGGTGTGAGGCGAAGACACTATCAACCGTGGCCTTCTGGGAGACCCTTACCCGCTCCTCCCATTCCTCGTCGGTGCCAGTGAACGTCTCGGCTTCCTTCTTGAGCGTTGCCGTCTGCTCTAGGACGCTGTTCTGCACCCCCAGCACGGCGTGAGCGCGGTAGCCCGCCACTGTTGCTTCATCGGAAGGCTCCATGCCTTTGTAGAACCGATAGGTCTGGAGGGTCTTATCCTCCTCGATCTTGCGGGTGAACTCTTGACCAGCGGCGTCCATAACCTGACCCGAAGCTTGCAGGAGCGTATTGAATATATTCTCCACCGGACCAACAGCGGTTGCCTGCTGCCTGTAGCTGCGGTCGATGGTGCTAGTGCTGCTCTTGAGGTCTTGCGGCTGGGATTCCCGGCTGAGCGGGTCTCCCATGTCCTGCCTCTCTATGAACCTGTCTGCCATCAGCCACCCGCCTTTATGCCGTCCTTCATGCCTTTAGCCATTGATGATCCAGAAGCGTAGCCTTGAGCGCCTGCTCCTACTGCGCTGACTGCAATACCGAACCCGCTCGGCTTGTTGAAGGTACGAGTATCCTGATTAGCTCTGGCCCCGTACCTGATCTGCTCAGCCTGCTTTTGTACTTCAGCTAGCTGAGTGTTTCTATTCTGAACAATGGCAGACATATTCCTGCCACGAGTTGTCTTGAGGTCGCGTAGCATGGAGTCTACAGAGCCACCATATGTACCGCTAGCCCCAGACACTACATTAACCTGAGACACGTTGCGGATGTACTCTGCTTGCGCCTTCAGTCCTTCTTCTGCCGAATCGTGGTTGATGTCGCGCTGGGCGGGAGACAAGTCACCCATAGCCGCAATAGCAGCTTCAGTCGTGTTCTTGTTGTTTATAGCCTGCTGCGCTTCCTCTGCCTCGACTGTGTTCTTCTGCTGTACGCCGCTGTATATCGCCCCTGCTGCTGAAACTGCTGCCATTACGTAGGGCAGCGCTACTAACGCCGCTGGCATTAGTTTACCCCCTGAACTGCGAACTTGTACCCTTCATGCTCTCCAAATATCTCAAAACCCATGAACCTCCAGTACTTGATGCGGGCACTGTCCACGTTCTCCACCAAGTCTGTTACCACCACGCACGTGCAGCCAGCAGCCGCCATGTCATGTTTGATGTCGTTGAATATCTCACGAGACAGCTTCAAGGCACTGAGGGAAGATGAATACATGAAGTTGTGGAACTCTGCCTCGTTACCCTGTTTGCGCCACTGAGCGAACCCGAACGGTTTGCCGTCAAGGTGGAAGTCGTAGGTGTGCCACACTACCTTGCCTGTCTCACACGTGAGACTCATATCTTCCTCCTAGATGCGTTTTCCGCGCTGGGTGAACTGTCCACTGAACTCCATGTCCCGCACTTGCAGCGGAAGGTGACTTGAGGAGCTTATGGATATTGTGAACTTATCTGACTCTTGCATCACCGGGAAGTTGAAGGTGCCGTCCGTGAGCGGGGCAAAGCCAACTAGGTTGTTGGAGTCACCGAACACCCTTCCGTTGAACTCGTTCACCTCGGAGTTACCATCAGTGTCAGAGACCGTGACCAAGATGTGACCAGTCTTCTCATAGTTGAGCCACACCTGCTGCACCCGCAGTGTATCCGACTCGATGATGCGGCCTTGGTAGTCCTTCACCAAAGCCTGACCCGGAACCCAAGTGCTAGTGTACTTCTTGCCTCCAACGAGCTGGCACACCCCTAGTGCAGAGATGTTGTCATACGTGATAAGCTTGTCGCCACTCCGCTCAAACGTGCAAGTGGTCCCAACGTCTTCCGGGTAGCACCCAAACGCAAGCACGTACTCAAGGTTGTCGGTGCTCTCCTCTGGAAACAGGTCATCGAACTCCCAGCGGTCTCCTACCTTCAAGGCAGCTAAAGCGTGCTTGCGGTCCAGCCTGACCGGGAAGGTCAGCCCTTCTGAGTTCAAGTCGCCTATGTCCAGTGACTCAAGGTACACTCCCTCGGCCCTCTTGATGAACAGGTGGATAACGTCATTGGAGAACGTAGCGTACAGCACCTCCTCATCAGCGGGCCATACCCACCGATGCCACGCCGATTGCAGCTTCTCGCTACCAGCCCACAGCCAGTTGTACACGTACACCACGTTGCGCTCTCCAGTGGAGAGCACCAGAAGCCAGTTCTGGTTGGTGCTGGCGCTCATTCCGCGCACCTTACCCTTGATGTACTTGTTGACGTGCTCGGTCACGGGTCGTGCTCGCTTGGTGTCAACCACGCTGTCGGTGAAGAACTCACGTACACCTGAGAACGCACCGGCATCATATGCGAAGTACACGTACTCCCCAGCAGGGACAGGTGCAGCTCCCACCTGAACCTTGAACGTGTTCGACTGCTTCAGGGTGGCAGTAGCCTTGGTTACAGGCTTGTCTCCCTTGAGCACGAATTGAGCGTTGGGGCTGAAGAACACCAGATCGCCATCAAGCGATACAGAGTGCAGTAGGTTGCTTACCTGTGCTGAGTCCGAGTAAACATCTATCGGGTCATCGTCGGCGGTTGCCTGTGTACTCTGTCTAAAGAAGTCGAAGAAGCGACCCGTGCGGGTCATGCTCACCGTCTCTCCGCTGGTGAAGAACAGCCTGTTCTGGAAGATACCTACGCTCTGGATTGTGGTAGGTGTGCTCTGGTCCGCGAAAGCCGGGAATGGGTTGCTGTCCTCAGCCCCTACATCTCTGTCCACCCACTCACCCCGGTCCAGAACGAACGTGGCTACACCCTCGACATCTACCGACTCCCTAACTAGCGTGTGCGGCATGGTAGCTGCGTTGAACTTGTACTTCGTGCTAGGGGCCAAGGTCTCGACCCACACGGTCTGGTTTCCATCTCGCGCCACGGCTTTAAGGTAGAAGGAGTCATCCTCGCTCTTACCGGCACCCTTGACCTTTATGATGAAGCCAGCCGGGGCAACAGGTGGCAGCTCGCCCACTGAGGTCACTGTGCCCTTGATGGCGATCAAGTCTTTACCTTGCGCTCCGTCTTCGGTACGAACCTCAAAGGGCGCTCCGTCAGCCCTCTTGATGTGCAAGGAGTCTCCGTAGCGAGTCACTACGAACCCTGCCAGAGATGCCAGCCCGCCAGAGCTGGGTATCTTGTAGTAAACGTCAACCACAGTACCGGGAGCGAACAGTCCGGGTATGTAAACGTACCCACCTGTGAAGGTGACACCATCTACGCCCACTATGTACTGAGTGCCACCAATGGCTATGAAGGTGATGTCGGCGCTAGGAGAGAGGGCGGTGCGTATACCCACCAGCTCGGATGTGGGAGGATCACCACCCACGGTCTCGTACACCAGCTCGCCCGCTGCCTCAAGGTGTGCGCCTGTCCAGATAGTACCGGACAAAAGCTGGCTGCACACGTAGTCAGTCGCCACTAGGTCGATGTGAGAGGAGATAGAGCCATCGGGTGTGTGGTAGCTAGCTACCTCCGCTCCGTCGATGATGACCTTGTACTTCCTGCCGTAGAAGCCGTACTGAACGTACACCATCGCTTCTTCGACCACGGCTGCGGACTGATCCGATGCAACCAGAACTTGCTCGCCCTTGTTCACGATGAAGGTGTAATCCGCGATAGTCTGCATCGCCAGCTCGCTCTTAGGATTGGTCGTGGAGCAGTAGTCTGCACCGTTCACCACTGTGACAACGTGCTGCGTACCATCTGCGCCGAATACCTTCGGAGTCCCGTCAGGTTCTAGCACTACGAAGTATTCTTCCTGACTGTCCCTTACGTAATGATGTATCTTTGCGTCTTGGTGCAAGGTGTCGAGGAGCTTAGCGATGTGGTCCGTTCCGGTGCGCTTGGTGAGACCAGATACCGGGTCGGGTATCATGTTGTCCACTACGAGCGACTGGCCCTCCTTGAGCAGCTTAGGTGGCTGCTGGGACACACCCTGCACGGGCCTAGCCCACGAGCCTTTTACGTTACTCACTGTTGGCGCTCCTTCTCAGGGAACAGCCCTGAATAGCTCATGGCGTTCTGCCCGCCAACTCTCGCCATAAACGCAGCCACGGTAGGGTTCTGCCCTGCGTTCTGCTTCTTGTTACGAAGCTCCGCAGAGCACAGCTCGTTGTAGGTGCGGGTCTCGTCAGCACTGTTGAACTTCCACTTGTTGACATCACCCTCTACGTCCTGAGCGAACAGGCGCTTAGCTCTGTTGGTTATGGCGGACTGCGCGATGCTGGGCAAGCTCTCGTAACCAAGCTCCATGATGAAGATGAACTCGATGTACCCACTATCACCCACGCTGTCGAGCACGTTGTTGCTGTGCGTGTACGTGTTGTACACCAGCCCATCTCGGATTGTCAGCGCCTTATCCTTGCTTCCGTTCCACGAGGTAATGTCGAGGCAGTTGTTCGGAACCTTGATCTGCCCGTTGCTGTCAGGGTAGAGCTTCCACCCGTGTTCCTCGTTGAACCACCACCCTCGCTCTTGTATCTCTCTGCTTGCCTGATACACGCACTCAAGCGCTATTGCAGCGTTCAAGTTGGTATCGCTGTACGAAGCCACGGGCCGTAGTCCGATACCTCTGAGGCAAGCGTTTACCGCTCTTGTTAGCGTATCCATTGGACCTCTCATGTCTCACGCGTGAGACAAAATAAACCCCACCCCCGAAGGGGCAGGGCTATTTGTTACTGGCCGGGGCCGGTGTGTTACAGGGTCACGGTGCGCTGCACGAACGCCTTACGCGCTGCACGCTTGGTGACTGCCGTGTTCTCTGCACCGCCCTTGAAGACCGCCGAGACCGCTTCCCAGCGATCCGGGATGGCACCTTCGGCGTACCACGAGTCGATGAAGTAGGACTTGGAACCCTTGTCGAACCAGATGTCGGCGTCGAGCGCGAGGGTCTGGCCAATGAGCAGGGCGTCCGGGGCGAACAGGACCGCGATGCAGGTGAGCTGCGTTGCGTCCGGGGTGTAGCGGTTGCCGTTGCTCGGCTTGCTCAGGATGCTGGCTGCGGTGCTGGTCGGGAAGCGGTTGCTCGGGATGACCGGCACGTTGTAGCTCTTCAGCATGTAGTGCTCGGAGCCGACTTCAGCGCCCACGGGGGTGTAGTCTTTGGAGACGAGACGCTCAGCGTCCATGAGGCAGTTGAAGGAGACCCACGGCATGAAGGCAACGACCTCGTTGACCTCCACTTCCTGCGTGACCTGCTTCTCCAGCGACAGCTCGATAGCTGCGAGGAGGCAGTTCGGGTCATCAGCCTGAGCGTCCGAGATGTCGGTCCTGATGCTGAAGCCGTGACCGGAGACACGCGGGGTGGTACGAACCGCCTCGGTGTTGCTGATCGCGCCGAAGATGAGCTGCTGGATAATCATCTGATCTTCCAGCTTCTTGAGCTGCTTGGTCTGGTTGATCGCCAGCTTGGACTTCGCGCCGTCGATGTCGTTCTGGACATCGTGCAGGAGCGCAACGGCGTTCCTTGCGATGACGGAGGTATCCACCACGAGCGCGTTCTTGTCTGCCTCGGTCGGAGTAGCCTGAGCGGTCTGGCCCGGAACCATCGCCTGAACCTCGGTGTCGCCAAGGTACTTGTTGGAAATCATGTTCGTGCCGGTGACTTCCTGCATGTCGAAGTACGCCCTCAGGTTCTCACCTTTGAGGTACTGCTCGTGGACCTTGCCGATGAACTTCTCGATAAGGAGGGAGTCAACGGACCCGCTCGCGGACTGCGCGAGGTTGGTCAAGTTGTTCGGACTCTGGGACATTTATTACCTCTTGTACTTGAAATGAGCGCCCCGCAGCTTACCGCGAACGGGAGGAAGGGCGCTCTGGGTTATTATCATCTATAGTCCGGGTTAAATACCCTGCGCAATACCCTGACGCCTCAAAGAGTCGTACAGCTTGGGGTTCTTGCGATACTCGCCCGATCTGATGAGCTTTTGGTACTCGGAGTAACCCAGCGGAGCACCTTCTGCGCCGGGATTGCCCACCTCGCCGGGGATGAGGTTCGCACCATCGTCACCCTCTGCGGAGCGGAACTTGGCGTACATATCCGCCACCGCAAGCTTCTGGGTGTACCTGTTGCCTGATGCCATGATCGCGTTGAACTCGTCCAGAGCAGTCTGCGGTATGGTCTTGAGCACCCACGCTTCCAAGGCGGTCCAGTTCTGCTCACCACCGATCTGTTCCGTGGTCTCAGTCCACGCCTGCTGCTCTGCTTGCGTGACTGCCGCTTCGTTGCTGGCGGCGGCGGCAAGGGTGCCCTCGTTCTGCGACTTGAGCGCACCGAGATAGCTGTCCACGATGCTCTTACCGAAGGCTGCATCAAGGCTAGCCTTGGTCTCCGGTGTGAGGGTGAATCCCTCGCTCGTGTACAGCTCGGTCACTACTGCGTTCACGTCGATGCCCTTGGCAGTAAGCTCTGCGCGAAGGTCTTCCGGCACCTCTACGGTTACATCAGAGCCGTTGAACTTGAAGTTCGTGCAGTCCAGATCACCGGGAGCGGGCGGGGTCTCTTCCTCTTTCGGAGGGGCTTCCTCGCCGGAAGGTGCTTCTTCTCCCGGAGGCGCTTGCTCACCCGGAGGCGTCTCGTCACCGGGAGGAGTTTCAAGGTTTAGCAGTTCTCTCTCTTCTTCTTCCATGTACTATGCGCCTCCTTGAGCGCCATCGCCCTGCATTTGCTGCTTGATGATTTCAGGGGCACCCTTAGCTGCACCCTCAAGCAATGTCTGCCCTTGCGTTGCATCCGTCTCTTCCTGCTGAGCTGCCGTGAACTCCTTGTCGGTCATGAGCCACGGGGTCTCCAGAGATACGGCTGCGCTTACGGTGCGGGAGAAGTCTCCCCACTTGATCCTCTTCTGTACACCTTCGGGCCAGTTGGCCGGGAGCGCCATCATCTCGGAGAACTGATGAATCTTCTCCAAGTCACCGACACGCCCCAGAGCTTCTAGTCCTGTCAGGATGCTGGGCGAAATCATGTTGGGTCCGAGACCAGCGTTCACCGTGCTCAGGAGCAGGTACGCCATCGGGACTTGCCACGTCTCCGCTAGGGCGCTGTAGATGCCGCCGTGCGAAGTCTCCAGCTCGTTAGCATCCAGCCGCAGCTCGTATGCAGTTACCCGCTCGGCGTCCCTTCTGTTGGCAGAGCCAAGGAGGAAAGCCTGACCGATCCTGCGCTCGTAGTCCTTGAGCGCATTGGCGATAGGGGTGAAGTCTGCGTACTTCTCAAGCTGTAGCACCCCGATGTCATCAAGGTTGCCAGCCACGTACTCGCCCGCAGGGGAGTTGATGAGGTGGTTGATGTCGGTGATGCCGCCCGGTTTGACAAGGTACTTGATGTCGGCCATGAGCGCCATGCCCTTAGCCATTGCTTCGCTCAGGAACTCCATCACGTAGAAGTCGCCCGCGTGATCCTCCACCAGCCCTCGCCCGTAGGACTCGCCATCTGCACTGTTCCAGCGCAGGACTATCCAAGGCAGCTTCTCAGGCTTCAGCCGGGAAGTCTCGCCCACGGGTATGTCATCGGCGCTCTGCTCGACCAAGTACATACCGTCAGCTTGCAAGGACGCTCTGGTGTACAACTTCACCTTGTCCGTGGCCTTCAGGTTCTTGCCCTTCTGGGTAGCACGGATAGCAGCTTGCTCCTTGCGCGGGAAGGCTTCAAGAGTCTTCTCCTCCAGCACAATGAAGTCAATCAGCTCGTCCTCTGCGTTGCGGCGGCAGACGTAGCGACTCAGCGGGATGGCCCGCATCTTGCCCTTACCCTTTACAGGCAGCTTCAGGCAGACGTTGCCTGCGATGATGAGGTGCTTCATGGCCTGCGTGCTAGCCACCCTAGCCCCGATCTTGGCCTGAACCTTGAGCGCTTTCTCCTCGATCTTTACGAGCTGGGAGACAAGGTCCGTGTCGGAGAACCCCTCACTCTTCAGCGCTTCCTTGCTCTCTTCCGACAGGTCCGCTTTGAAGAAGGACTTCTGCGGTGGGAAGAGCGTGAGGGTCGCCTTGTTGGAGAGGTGGTTGGCGCACTGCGCCCCGATACCTTGGAACCCGTGCTGGTTAGCGTCTCCGCTTCTGTTGGCAGTCTCGGGGAGAATGTACGGCAGGGTCATGCGGGCGTAGTCTCTGCCTCGCGTGAGGTAGCCTGCTCGCTCCGTGCTCATGTCCGTGTACAACTGCGGGTTCTTGCTCTTGCGGTGTGGGTTTACCGTGATGCCGTTGAAAGCCACGCTATACCCCCAAGTTGATGCCACTCAAGAAGCCGCTGGGCTTGATGAGTGCCCGCTTCCCTTTGACTCCGCTGGACCCTTCGATGTTGTCTGCCCCTCCCAAGATGATGTCTTCAGGGGCTACTCCCGCTGGCCGCGTGGGGGCTTTGGCCGGAATCTGCGGGGCTTGGGGTTTAGGTTTACTCCCCATGTGATACCTCCTTCTGGTAGGTGACTCCGATCTTGATGTATCCCAATCGTTCGTACAGCCTACAAGTCCTGTCTTCAGTGATACCGGAAGCGATGCTAAGTCTCACGTGTGAGACACCCTTATCCGCTGCCCAGCGCTCATAAGCCCTGATGAGACCGACTGCACCTGAACCTCCCCGGCTTCCGGGGGAGATATACAGCAGTTGATCCACAGCAAGAGGGGTATCACTCCACAGGAAGTAGCTAATGGTGGCGTACAAGAAGCCCACAGGCGTGGTGCCTCGCACTGCCACCAAAAGGCAGCTATCCGGGTCGGAGATAGCCGCCGCCGCTTCACGGAACGCTCTGTCCCAATTCAAGGTGAAAGCTCCGTGATGCTCGGCTTCGCTCGTGTACGTCTCGCCTAGTTTTGCTATGAAGGGGAGGTCGAGCTGTGTAGCCGGTCGTATCACGGGTTGCACCTCTTGTGCTGGATGAGCGATTGTATGTGCCGCATGGCCTCGTTGTACCCGTAGATGTCCAGCGGAGCTAGCCCCACCTTGACAGGCACCGGCATCGTCGCCGCCATGAGCCAGTCGAACGTGTCATCGTTGAAATGCACGTGCTTAGGCTTCTGCTCCTTCTGGTTCGTAGCAGGCATCCACAGCCTCCCTTATGGCGTTCAGGTCAAGGCCAAGCGCACTGGCTCGTTGAACCTGTGTTTCGTTGGGGAGGAAGCCAGACATGAACAGCTCCGCTACAGCAGCGGCCAGCTCGTCCCGTTCCTCAACTTCATCCGTTGTTAGTTTCTTCATGGCCTCTTCCTTAGTTCCAAAATTAAGCGGTAGCCTGTGAAAGCGCTACCGCCGCTTGTCTTTATCTATAGTCCGGGTTAAACCTGCCTACAGGTCGGCCTCCGTCTTGTCGATGCGAACTTCCTTCGCTTTGGGTAGGCGCAGTGCGCCCTTGCTGCCGATGCAGAGCGCATGGACATGCACGATCTTTCCACCTATGATGGAAGGGTCATTCCACCACTCTCTGCGTTGCTCGTCCTTGTGCCCTGCGAGGTCCACTGGCAGTAAGACCCAATCTGCTTTGGGATCGCCGTAGGGTCTCCAGCGCACCAGCAGATTCGCCACCATACCGGCCCGCTTGCCCTTGCCCTCTTCGACACCGAGCACCTCAAGGTCGTAGTCCACGCCCTTCACGAGCTTCCACGCTACCTCGTTCTTCCGGCCCGCTATCCAGCCCGCGTTGGGGTCTTTGCCAACCATTCCCTCTTCCTTGGCGGCGATGCAGCGCTCAGCGAACTCAGCCGCCTGCTCCTCGTTGTCCAACTGCACGTTCAGTATCCGGTGGCCCTTGTAGTCAAGAACACCCAAGTGTCTCACAAGGTCACTGATTCGTAAGCCGTAAGGCCGCTCGCTCCTACCCTCAATCAGCTCGCTCAGATACACCATGTCATGCACTGCGAAGTACATAGCAGCAGCATAGCGCTCCTGCTCCGAGCTGAGCGGCTTCTTACGGTTCGGGTTCACGATACCAGACAGCTCTTCCAGAGAGCACAGGTCGCAGCACAGCTCAGCGATGATAGCACATCTCATGTTGAGGCAACCGGGAGTACTCTTCTTGAACGTAGGTAGGAGTTGCTCACAGCTCGTAAGCTGCTTGCCAGTGCGCCCGAAGATGCCCGTCTTCTCCTGCCAGTTCGTGTTGTCAATCACGATCATGGCGAACACGCCATCCTTCTTGATCTGACCGAGGCAAGGGAACGTAACCTTGTGCGCCACGTCAGCGTAATGCTTCACTAATTGCACAACCTTATTCTCTGCCCTGTGATTAGCAGGCAGTCCAAGGAACTCCCAGACATTACTCATTGATGAACCTCCATCCTTTGTGAGACTTAGCCTGACCGCGGACAAGCTGGAATAGGTGAGTGCTCTGCAAGCCTAACCTGCGAGCGAAAGGAGCAACTCCGAATACGTGATGTACCCGCCCATCAGGAGACAGAAACTCATACTCCGTGGCCTTGGAGTGAACTTGATTCTCAGAAGTGGTACACCACTCAAGATTATCGGACACATTGTTGCGCTTGTTCTTATCCTTGTGGTTCACTTCGGGTAGGTTATCAGGGTTGGGTATGAAGGCAAGCGCCACCAGCCGATGTGCAAGCTGATTGCGATTTGCAGCTCCAAGGTTGATCTGTATGTATCGGGTCTCTGTAGATTGCTTGAGTATTCGCTCACGCCTTACATTCATGAACCGACCGTGGTTGGACACCATGTATCCCGGCTGTCCCTCAATGAGTTTCCAGACCTCATCGGGTCTCACGTCTATGGTCATTACTTCCTCTTCTTGTTACGCTTGCGTAGGATAAGCTCCAGCCGGGACAGAGCGTTCCAAGCCGTGTGAGCAGCGTGTAGCAGCTCGCTCTCCGGGTCGTTGGCCTCCCCTGTTGCTTCAGCTAGGATGTGTCTGTGCAGCGCGTCAGTGTAGCGCTCGATGCCCTTGGGTACGCTCATCCACCCGTTGTCTGTGTACTTGTTGGCCCCGAAGGTTCCAACCTTGCTCACCTCAGTGAGTGCTAGGGCGAACCCTCCGAGCACCAGACCTATGCGGGGCTTTCCTGCATCTAACTTAGAGCCTTTCTCATGGGCGCTCTTACCCGTGGGGTCTTGCTGATTCAACGTATACCTCCGAGCCTCCCGGTCCACCTGCCACCCTTGCTCAAAAGCATCGGGACTAGCACCGGCTGGGAGTCGATGATGACCGAACAGCCTATAATGGGCTTCTTCGGATAGACCTTGCCATAGGCGAAGGCGAGGGAGTCAGCATCGAGCAGGCACCCTCCGTACATTCCGAAGTACAACGCTGCTCTGCTGGCACTGTAAACTATCTGGTACTTGCTATGCTCGTGGGCTAGTACAAGGCTGGCGCGCTCGTGAGCCGCCGCCGCGATTACATCGCCGCTGCACTGGTGCTGGAACTGGACCTGTTCCCCATTGGGGAGCGTGACCCGAACCTTGTCATGCCAACTCCAGCCCTGCCCGCCCCCATCGGGGAACAGTATCTCTCGGTAGCTTTTGAGACACTCGGCAGGGATTCCTGCCTTGAGCGCTCTTCGGTAAACGAGGGAGCCGTGGTTACTATGGAGAATCTGCATCTCGGGGAACAGAGCGTGCAGTTCAGCGATGCTCTTCCGGGCTTTGTGCAGCTCCGGTCCTGCGGCATCAAGAGCGGGGTCCGAGTCGTGGAAGCTAAGGGCATGACAGTCAACCTCGTCGCCCCCATGAATGACTCGTGAAGGCTGGTAGTGCTCCTTCACCGCAGTGAGGAACGGAATCAGATCGGGGTGAGAGTACGGGGCGTGCGTGTCGCACAGGTGCAAGATGCACGAGTTGTCTTCTGCGGCAGGCTGGGTGGCGCTGTCATCTACTGCGCTCCTGTCCCTGAGCTTGACCTCTTTGTTGCGTATCTTGCGGTCCAGCACGGTAGTGCCGATGTACGGCTCTCCGTTCTTCTTAGTTACTTCTGTGAGGTTCCTGTGCCAGTACGTGACCAGCTTCTTGCTAACAGTTCCTCTACCAAGGCGAGAGAGCACCTCAGCCGCTTCTGACAAACTTCTGCCAGAGGTGGCCGAGGCAATCTCGTCATTGGTGAACATCTTCCTAAGCTGACCTGCCACTACGTCACCTTCTTGGCTTGCGCCTTCTTTGCGTAGTTCTTACGAGCCTTGGCTAGCTGCTTAACCTTCTTCTCAGAAGCCGTCAGGTGCGTGGGGTGAATGTAGTTCGTCTGCGGTTCCTTGTGCAGCGCAAGGTACTTGCCCAACTCGATGAGCCAGTCGATGTATCCCTCTTTACAAGCGGCCCTGATCGCCATGAGACGAACCTTTCCCTCGATGCCATTGCACGTCCTACATAGCACCCCTCGTATGATGCCAGAGTCGTGGTCGTGGTCTACGCATTGGTTCGGGCTACCCAGACTAGACAGGTTGCGGCGGCACAACGGGCAAGCTCCGCTCTGTGCTGCCATGAGCTTAGCTTTAACGGCTGGAAGATGCTTATTTTCTATCCTTACTGCGCTCACGCTGCCTTCCTCCAACCTTTGTGGTGAGGAGTCTTCCCGTGAGCCACCATGTTCAGTCGGCCCTTGGACAAACCATTCTCCCTGCAAAACTTACTCAAGTTGAACACAGAAGTAAGTTCCCCGCTAGGGCTAATCAGCTCGTACCTCTTGGCAAGGCTGTACTCTAGGTTGTACTGGTGTGTACACCTTTCCAAGTTAGATACATCTGGGTTGAACTTGTCCTCATCCTTGTGGTTCACGTGGGCGAGTCCTTGCGGGTTGGGTAGGAAGGCATCTGCCACAAGTATGTGTAGCTTGTGGGTGCTGGACTTACCTGCTTTGCACAGGTTCACTGCTGGGTATCCGTCACTTGTGGGCGCAGGTTTGAGCCTACGCCCTTGCAACGACTTGCCCGCAAAGTTCATGCGGGTGATGCTGAAGACTGCGCCATCTCTGGCAACTTCGTATGCACCCTCGTAGCCTGCAACGGGGCGTCTTTCTTGTTCGTCCAGATGTCACTCTCCCCGGACGGACAGTAATTCTTCGCTCTCCACAACTCTCCCGGAACGGTCTGCATGTGGGCGAGACGCCCTTGTTCTATCATGAGCTGGAAGGGCGTGAGCGTTGCTGTCCCTCCTCTGTAATTCTCAACTTCTGCTGCTGTTCCGTACTTCTCTTTGTACATCCCGAGGACTTTGTAATACAACTCCTCTTCCGTCTCACAGGCAGCTAGCACCTCGTAAGCGGCCTTGGCACCCATACCCGGTATTCCCGGATAGTTATCGACCTGATCGCCTGTCACTAACTGTGAGTAGAAAAAGCGCAACCCGGAACCCTTGAGTTTATCTACGTACTGGTCCTCTCCGACCCCTATGCATACCCTCTTGAACTTGACCTCACCCTTGCTCTTGCCAGACGCGAAGGTGTCGTAAGGTGCATTGTGCTGGAGCTGCGGGTTGACCGGCTCGCCCTTGATGGTAGGCCACTGCTCGTAGAGCTTGACCCCTTTGGTCTTCCAGACAGGGATGATTTCCCCCATGATGTCGGACCAGAGCTTCGTACCCTTGTCCGGGCCTACGTTCCACCCCGGCACGATACGCAAGTCCTTGTCCTTGGACACGATGGCGCAGTCGGAGAAGACCTTGTGCTGCTCGGAGCCGATCTGCATCTCCTTGCCGCAGCACAGGCGGTGCCTACGCCACATCTCGATGCTCATGAGATCGTCAGCCTCCATACCATCGGCTATTATGGCCTCGTGATGGGTAGCTATGTAGTGCTTAATCTCGTAGAAGAGGGGCGGCTTCTCGCTGTTACGTTGCCCCTTGTACGGCTTGCTGAACGCGATGGCGTTCCTGTAGTTGTTGGTGCTGGTTGTGAGGTAGATGAGCGCCGAGTCCGCTTCGGCTTTGCTGACCCAATCGTTCACGATGAAGTTCGCGTGCTGCATCTTGTTGTTGAACTCAGGTGTCTGCATGAGAGCAGCGAACTTGAGCGGGTGGCAGAAGTCCTCGCTCGCCAGTTGCGGCAAGAGCTTAGAGACTGCACGGTACGCTCTGTTTGCATCCTCAAGGTCGGTGGTGTACCCGACGATGTACGGGATCATGTCGCCGTCGATGAGCGCTGTGAACTTACCCTCGCGGGGCCAGAGCTTGAAGACATCGGCGGCTTGCTGCACGTCTGCTCCATAATCGAAACTCATGCCGCCACCTCCTGCGCTTCAAGAAGCCTAGCCACGTCTTCCGCAGTGGGGCAACCTCTCGCTGCACCACAACCCTCGTGGTTCAGTGGGCAATTACCGCAGGACACTGCCCGCTCGTCATTCATGCCTACCCTCTCCAACTCCATTGCGCTTATCTGAAGCTCTTTGAACCTACCCATGATGGCCCCCTTGTGCGTTGTCAGGTCGCTCCTGTTTGTCTCACACGTGAGACATGAAAAGCCCCGACCCCGAAGGGTCAGGGCATGTTCCTGCTGGCCGGAGCCGGTGTGCTAGAAGTTCTCGGACTCGTCTTCCTTGGCGGTCTCGGAGACCGGGGCGGCGGACAGGCTGGCTTCGTAGGCGATGTAGTCGAGGACCACGTTGTACTTGCCCTTCTTGTCCTTGTCGCCCAGCGGCTTGCCTTCCTTGTCGGTGAGCTGATCCACGTAAGCTTTCGCCTTGGAAGCCAGCTCGACCTTGGCGAGCGCCTGAACAGCTTCCGCCTCGGTGTTGAACTCTTTCTCTTTGCCGTCGATGGTCACGATGAACTTCTGGATTGCTTTGATACCCATGATGGGCCTCCTGTGTTGCTAGAATTAGAGAGCGTATCTCTATCTATAGTCCGGGTTAATTGGTTAATGAAAGGCGGCATGGCTCGGTGGTCTGCGCCGTTAGGAGCACCGATGGTTTTGCGGGACACCCTGCCGGATGCTTTAGAACTCTTCGTTGCTGTCCAGCGCTGGGTTCGGTGCCTGCTGCTCCGGGGGCATATCTTCGCCCTCGTGCTTGGCTTCGCCGTCCTTCTGGGTCGTGCCGTCCTTGGCCTTCTGCTTGGCGAAGTCCGGGTTGTCCTTGCGGATTTCAGCTACCAGCTTCTCCACGTGCGAGCCGGGGTAGTCCTGCGACTTCATCAGGATGAGCGCAACGTGCCGGATGGGGTGCAGCTCCAGCAGCGCTTCCTTGGTGATGTCCTTGAAGCGAACGTGTCCGACCCCGAGACCTTCCACCAGCGGCTGAATCATCTTGTGGAACTCGGGCGGGATGCTCGCCACTCCGCCGAAGTTAGCGTACTTGGGCGTCTTGTCATCGTTCAGCTCGGTACTGCCGGTGATGGTCAGCGTTCCCGGCGCTCCGATCATGTCATCGAAGCCCTTGCACTTACCCTTCGGGTCCAGCACGGAGATGAGCTTGGTCATGAACGACTTGTCGCCCTTCTTGATGGCGAAGTCCTTGGAGATGGTGAGTGGGGTAACGCCATCCTCCTCCATATCATCCTCTCCCTTCAGCTCAAAGATGGCGATGGCGGTGGGAGCGGGTGGCTTGGGCTTGCCCTGATACGAGCCAGCGAACATGCCGACATGGATGAGGGAGCGAAGCCTGCCGGTGTGCGGGCCTACCTCCGGGTTCTTGAAGTTCGCACCGCCCGCCTCAACGGGTTCGGTGCCGTAATCGAAGCCTGTGTTCTCTGCTTCTGTGGTCATGGCTATGCCTCCCCTTTCAAGATGATGTACAGCTCGTCGTCATCTTCGTCCGCGCCGTCCAGCCGAGCGTGCAAAGTCCTAGCACGGTTGTAGGCTTTGATCTGCGTTGCATGAGCATCGCGGTCGATCTTGGTGCGCTCTGCGTTGCGCTTGAAGTGCGCCTTGGTGATGCACTTGCACTTGTACTGCTTGAGTTTGTCGGACAGCTCGATGATCTTGGTGCCCAGAGCTGCCAGAAGCAGGATGAGCCTTACGTGGAACGGCATGTGTTACCTCGCTTGAAGTTGATCTTATCTATAGTCCGGGTTAAAAGTTCTCGATGTGCGCCGGGAGCGGGTCGCTCTGGTAGCTGGCACACGGCATGATGCACGGAGCCGCCTTATAGCAGGTGGCTGTGCAGTCGTGGCTGGCCTCAAAGAAGCCGGTAGGGTGCGGGTCTTCGTTGAAGATACGTACACAGGACAGCAGTTCCCGCTTCGGGTCGCTGCCTAGTGCCGCCTGCATAGCGACCCGCTAGTGCGTCTCTTGCCAGTTTAAACCCACCTTGTACTCCCCTGCTAAGGGACAGCGCAGGTTCAAGAACTCACCAGCTTTAGTTATACTTTCAGCCATAATCTCACCAGCCCTATGATAGCTCCGGGTGCAGGTCACGCTATCCTCCAGTTTCTCGACAAGCACAGGTGCGCTCCACATACGTCCTTGGGTGTCCCGGTGCTCTCGCTTCTCTTCCTCTTTCCAGTTAGGCACAGAGTAAGTGTGGTACTCGACCTCGTGAGCTGGTATCTCACATTGGAACTCGTCGTGTTGGTTTGCCACCCACGCGGGCCAGCCGGTCTCGTCCAGAGCTACCTTCTCGGTCAGCATCTTGCGCTCTGCGAAGCAGAAGCCGTACTTCATACTGATAGAGCCAGTCATCTGGAGCAGCACGTTCAGCATGGTGTGAACCAGCAGCTTGCCGTGCTTCCTGCGAATCCTGCCCCACCTTCCGTCCGGGGCCATGAGGTGCCCGAACGCTTCGCCTTGCGCTTGTATGCGATCTATGAGGCCGCTGAGTGCAGGCAAGCGAGCCTTGAAGTTCTCGATGATGGCTTGCATCTGCTTCATCGACAGGCCGCACACTTTGGCGAGGTTCCTTACTCCTGATCCGTACAAGAAGGCATAGATGAATGTCTTTGCCATGTCCCGCTTAGGGAGTCCTGCCAGCTCTTGATTATACGTGTGGATGTCGCCGCTGAGCACGACCTCTTGGTAGATGGCATCGGCCATGTAGTGAGCAAGCATACGCAGCTCAAGACCAGCGCCGTCACACCCAAGCACCAGCTTACCTTCGCTGGCGATAAAGAGGTAGCGAAGAGGATACAGGCCAGACTTAGGAATATTAACAACGCATTTGTGCCGCATACGAAACGTGTTAGTTGCAGCAAAGAACGCAACCGCTGGCGCTCTCCAGTCACCCTCGGCGGGCCACTCGCCCGTTCTGGCATAGTACGCATCTGCTCGCTCTCCTGTCTCTTTGTTGAAGCACTGAGCAAGGATGCCGCGACAGCCTCGCCCCTTGCCGCCTGCTAGGTTCGGCCAGTAGCCGTTAGCTGCGAAGTATTCCGGGTCTTTGGCGTTCAAGACCTGAGAGCGCCGGGAGCACAAGATGTACCACTCCGCGATCTTCTTGCACCACTCGGGCACGTTTGGGTCTCGCTCCATCCAAAGCTCCATCGACTTCTCGTCTATTTTGCCCGCCCACGGCGGTAGCTCGTCTTCCTTGCCATCATCTATGAGCGCCTGCTCTTTCTCGTTGTACGTGATACCTTCCCAGCCGTAGCTGAAGAGTATTTCCTTCACGGTCTCTCGATTGCCTAGAGGAATATCCTCCCATTCAATCGGCGTAAAAGCTCCTCGTACAATGGGCCACTCTTCACTGCGGGAGAAGTCCGGGCTTTCCGTGTAGCTGTATCCAGCATCAGAAGGGTATCCTCTAAGTTCTGGATAGTGCTTCGTAACTGCTGCCGCGTATGCGCCAGACTTGACAGTAATGCCGGTGACTGCGGTGTACTTGCTGCCGTGCGTGCATCCATTGACCGGCTCCTTTAGCTTCTTCATGATGATACGTTGCGGCATGTGCGGCCTGAACGCTGCCTCAGTCGCTCCGATCTTCTCGTCCAGCTCCTCGGTTAACTTGACCGCCGCGACAGTATCGAAGCGGAAGCCCCGCCTTGCCTGCCTAGCCATCGCCATAGCCATCTGTAGCTCGCATCTGTACGCAGTGCCGATGCCAAGACCAGTACGAGCGTTGGGCTTGCTGGCCTGCTCGTTCCACTCCTTCATCAAGAACCAGTAGAAGTTCTCGCCTATCTCCACGTCCATCTTGCAGCGATGTATCATGTGGTCGGTGAGCTGGGACCAGTCCTCGTTCTCAGGCTTGTAGCGCCCGATGCGGATACCGTGCGCCTCGATGCTATGAGGTCCGACATCCCCCCTGCCGATGGCATAGGCTTGCGGTGGCGGCTTGCGCTCAGGGTTCAAGGTGCAGGACATCACGTAGGTGTCCATGACACGGTTCGGGAACTTGTCGATGCTCTCCCGGTCCTTACCTCTTGCTTGCAGGTAGTTGAAGCCAAGCCAAATGCTCGGAGCGCACTGCTCAAAGGCTAGGAAGTCATAGCCTGTGCCGTTCTGCTGCACGAGCGCTTCAGCTTCTTTGAGGAACCTCAGTCCCTCGGACAGCGTTCCGTCCTGTTCGTCTTCGCAGTCGAGCCACACCTTCGGCTCAGCTCTGTCCCCGTAACGATCAAAGAACGTGAACACCTCTTTCGTCAGCATATCCTTTACGACAAGCACGTGCATGTCGGCAAGAGTACCTGATCTTAATTCGGGCAATAGCCCCTTGGCTTCTGAGTCGAAGCAGAGAAATCTTCCTTGTCCGCTAAGGACTCGTTCGCGTTGGGGCATCTTGCAATCCTTTTCTCGTTGTGGTTACTTGTCGCCTCATACTGCCTAGCCGTGTGCTTGATACGTGCGTATCGGTGACACGGGCTTTCCGTAGGTGTCTTCTTGGGCGTTCGCCATCGACCTCATCGGGTCTTAGTTGTGTAGTGGTTGCTATGTGGTTGTCCCTCCTGAGAGTACCATCTATAGGCTAACTCAAGTCAGGCAGGTGGTTCAATGGTTGTACATGAGCACCTCCGGCGTCTCACGTGTGAGACTAGAGCATCTTGCGGTAGTTCTTCTTCTTGTTAGTCTGCTTGTTGCGCTTGGCTCGCCTCGGCCTGCGAAGAGCGCTGCTCCTGCTTTCCGAGAACCTGAAAGCCGGGGTGTCGCAGTAGTGATCGCTCATGACGATCTGGTGTCCTTGCGAAAGAGAGCCAGCCAACATCGCCATTGCCAGACTCATCGCGCCCATGATAGCTATGCTTCTTCCGGGGTTCATCTCTTCCCCCGGTGCTTCGCTCTCGTAGCTCGGGAAGTGGCAAGCCGGTTGCCCTTCATCTTCCCGTTCCTCGGCGCTCTCGGGTTCCTCCGAAAACTGAACGAGTGCTGAAAGCTCAGGTGAGTTCCTGATATGTGCTGCGATGCAGGCCGATACGGTTCCGACTCGCCCCGTACCCACGACCAGGACGCGAACATGGCGCTCTTCATGAAGGCAGTCATCGACAATAAGAAAGTTAGGACTCGTACCCCGTACCTCATACACCACCCCTCCCTATCTTACGTGTCCACTGGCAACCGAAACAGCCGGTGGCGCAAGCCTCAGTAGCGAGGCAGTTCTTGCATTTGATGCTCTCCGGTGTAGCGCACGTGAGGCACTGCTTACCGTTGCATTTGCGGGTGTCCATTGCTCTTTCGAGCGTTGCTTCTACTTCCTGTAGCGTTGCCACTGTGCGCTGCTCCTTTGACTGCCTGCCTAAGCGAGACCGTTCTGTTGTTTGAGGTGAATGAGTGCAGCGGAGAGGGTCTCTCCCCGCCCTACGTTGGACAGTGCAGGGCGAAGACTTGCACCTCGTAAAGAGGTACTCCTCCCCGCACCCGCACGTGTATATCGGGGAGGTGCCCGAACAAAGCGAGCACCTCCGTGTCAACTTTTGCTACCTGCTTCTTGTCCAGCACTTGTGCTCCGGTCTGCTGCAATTAAGTTGTCTACTGCTTCTTCTGCGGTAGCTCCGTCTGCGAGACGCCCATTGCTCTCTGGGTCAGTCGTACCTCGGTAGGCGCACCACTTGAACTGGTACTCACCGGAGCTGTAGCAATCACCCTCGCGGGTTAAGCTCACGTGTAAGCCGGGATAAGCTGCGCTGAGTCGCTTGAGCTGTCGCTTCATGGCGCTACCTCCTCTTCTTCGGGTTGAACTTGCTGGCGAACTTGTCCATGATGGCACGGTCCTTGTGCTGCTTGCTCTCCCGCGCTCTCGTGAGGTTACGGGCCATGCCTGCTGCCGAATCCATGTCCAGATGCGCGTGCTCCGGTCTGGGTCCGTTCACTCCGGGGATGACGATTTCCTTCTCGCCTATCACGAGCTGACCCGGATTCACGTTGGAGAAAGCTTCCTTGGTCTCGCCCAGCACGCGCTCGTAGACCGAGAGGTTGTTGGTCTGAGTTTCGATCATCTCCTCCAGCTCTCGGTTGCGCTCCTTGAGCGCCTTGAGCGTACTGAGCAGTTCGTAGAACAAGAAGGCCGGTATCACCTTCAGCTCATGCTTCTCCGAGATACCCGCGAGTATCCCCTCCAGTTCGCCGCACGTGGCGAAAATGATAGCCTTCTCCTGATCGCTAAGTTGATCGGACATGAATATGTAACCTCCAGAAAGTTGTATTATCTATACTCCGGGTTAATTCCCTACTGCTCAGAACTCTTCGGTGTCGCTTGCTTCGGTCTGCGTCTTCGGCTTGCTTGCTCCGGTCCCGCTATCGAACGACTTGGCTTTAGCCTGAGTGCTGTGAGAGCTAGATTGCAACAACCTGCCGGTTACGGGGTTCATCGTAGCGTACACGCACTTCCCACCTGCAAGCCCGTTGTCTCTGGACTTAACGCAACGGTAGCACGTGAGCCGCTGTTCCTCCTCCACCTCAGAGGTGGTATCCCGTTCGATGCCGAAGACCCCGTTCGCCCAGAAGGTGATGGAGCCTGCGCCCCTGAAGTCAGTGATGAAGACCTCCCCGCCTTTCTCGTGCGGTGTGCGCGGGTCACGCGGTCTTGTAAGGTGGCTGAGCAAGAAAAGCGTCACAGGCTTCTCGTCCTTGAACGTACCCATAGCTTTCATGGCTGCGTCGATGGCTTCGACCTTGTTGCCCTCTTTACCCTTCAGCTCGATAGCTGTCAGGTTATCAACCACGATGTATGAGACACCCATCGCCAGCAACTCCTCGATGAGCTGCATCACGGTGTCGATGTCCTTCGCCCCGCCCGTGTCCACCACAATGAGGCGGTCCAGAGCATCCAGCGCGTCGATGGCTGCATTGGCTTGCTCTACCGTGTAGTCCCTTGTCTCGCTGTAGTCCGGGTCGCTTTTGTCGTTGCAGGGCGGGTCTTCCAACCTCTTGTTGATGGTCTTGCCAGCGAAGCAGCGCACGGTCTTGTCAGACTGCTCTTCAAGGTAGATGACACCCACCATCTCGTCATGCTCCACCATAAGGTGCGTTACTATCTCCTTGGTGGTCTCCGTCTTGCCTACGCCGGTGCCTGCCCCGAACACGTACAGGGTGTGTGGCCTGATGCCGAAGGTGAGCCGGTTCATCTCGGGCCACGGCCAGCTCAGCCCCATCACCGGAGTCTGCTTCGCCTTGTTGGAGAGGTCGGACACGCGCTTTAGTAGCCCGCCGCCGAAGACCTCTTGAGTGTTGAAGAAGGCATCCACGAACTCCTTACCCTTGCCAGCGATGAGGCAGGCGTTAGCGTCCTTGCAACCTGCGGGGTAGACCAGCTTCGTGACCTTGCCCCGGAACAGGCGGGCAATGTCCTTGTTCATCTGCTGGCCGGTCTCGTCTCCGTCGAAAGCGACGATGATCTTCTTGAAGCGGGAGATGACCTCCTTCTGAGCCAGCACCTCCTCCACGCACTTCTCGCCCTTCATGGGAGACCACACGTGAAAGAACTTGCCCTCCCATGCCGTACCCTTCTGGCTATCGGAGAGCATCTGCTGAGCTGCCATTGCATCGCACTCGCCGCCGACAAGCACGAGCACGTCCATGCGCCTGCCGAGGTCTAGCACCTGCTTGAGCGTCTGCTGCCCGAAGAGCTGGCCCGCGCCCCAGAGCCTACCTAGCGCCCCGTACTTGAAGTCCTTCGGGAGTGTCCTGCACTTGGCACCTACCCACTGATCGTTATCGTAGCGTGGGTAGTAGTGCCGTGTCACGGTGCCTTCGATGTCGCATCCTACCTTCACCCCGTAGAACTTGGCGATGTCGCCGCGTATGTAGCGCGAGGCGAGGTTCTTGGTTTTCAGAGAGTCATAGTAGCCTTGGTCGAGGAGCCAGTCGGTGTGCTGCAACTCCCTCTCCGCTTCGTTCATTACCTGATAGGCTTGCTCGCCTCGCATACCCTTGAGCACGATTGCTCGCACTGTCGGGTTGTCGAGCCTGCCGCTTTCCGCAAGCTGCCGGAACTGATCGGCAGTGTACTTGGCCCGCCCATCGAGCTTGGCGGTGGCAAGCGGGTCGGACCCATCCGGTGCGACATAGTACGCAAAGCCCGACTTGTGGTGCTGCTCACGTCCGCAATAACTAGCACCGTCCTCAAACACCATGAGGTGATTTCCTGTTCGATCATGACCTGTCTCCTGACATGCAGGGCAAGCCTCGTTGCTAACAACCGCCACGGGCACCTCGCACTGCTTTCATAAGCTTCCTGCGCTGGTGCAGTATTGCCCTCGCTGCGTACTTGCGCTCGTCGGAACCACGGAAGGCGCTGGGAAGCTGCATCTCGGCGGGGAACGCCAAGGTGATACACAGTGCCTCGCGGCTACCCTTAGCTACTTGCCTGCTCATGCGGTAGCGAACTTCGCCGGTCCTCATTGTCTCTCTGTCATTCAGTATCAGCATTGTCACTCCTGTTGTCTCACGTGTGAGACTTGGTGTAGCGCTCTTGTTCTACTTATCTCTCTTATTATACTTACTCTACTAGCTCGCTCTGTTATCTATAGTCCGGGTTTATTAGATGAGAGTATAAACAAAGAAAGCCCCGCCGGTTAGGGCGAGGCTCTCAAGTTGCTTGAGTGCAGGCTAGTCGCTACGGTGCGAAAGCATACTTGCTTTTTCTCACTTGCTCAAGGTCTAGCGACCCTTTCTTGGGCATCTCCACGGTCAGCTCTTCACAGATGCGAATCTCGTTGTACTCGTGGAACTCAGCAAGGACATCATGGCTCTGGTACATATCCACGAAGGTATCAACGAGTATCTTCCTGAGCCTGCCCGTGTTGCCTGCATATGTCCCGAACGAGTCGTGAATGACCGCTATGTGCTCCATCCCGGCATCTTCCATTGCAGATACAGCGAGCATGAGGTGGCTAGCGTCCATTGAGTGAACGAAGTTAGGACTGCACGCCGATTTCATCTTGGCCACGTTCAGCTTGTCGGTCGGTTGCAGCAAGATCAAGCACGTGCGCCCTAGCAGTTGCGTGTCCACCTCCAGCTCCGTGGTCTCGTATATCGCCTGATTCACGATGAAGCCTGTGGGCGTGACCCACTCCAGAGGCACGTTCTTGCTAGCTACCTGCCCGCATACTGCCTTGATGTACTTCATGCACGCTCTTGCAGCTATTACAACTTCCCCGATGCTGCCCCAGACTACACGGGAGCACAGCTTCTCTGCCTCGAACTGGTTGATAGCAGCATCCAGGTCTTTGCTGAAGGGGTGCGGGTTGACTAGCTCCCTGCCCTCGCTCTTGGCCTTCTTCTGGGCCTTGATAATCATCTCATCAAGGTAGTCGCTTATGCTCTCCCTGCAAGTGAGCTGCGAAGACCCATAGGGCAGGGTCATTACTGGCGTCTTGGTTAGCCCACGGCTAATGCCGACCTCTATCCACGCCTCTGCGATCACCTTTTGCAAGGTCTCGTCCATCTTCTCGATGACCTCAGTACCCCACGAGATGTCTCTCATGTGAGACAAAGCGACCTTGGCGACCTCGTTGTATATGTCCTGCCGGTTCTCGTTAGGAGCAAGGTTGACCGCTGCCCCACCTACTTCATCGCGCAGCATGGCGCTGTAGTGCTGGATGCCTGAGCAAGAGCCGTCCTGAGCACACGAGATGCGAGATACAAAGGACTCCTCCGGGTTGCCTGCGTCGATGTGCGCTTGCAGAGCTGCCCACTCAAAGCAGAAGGCGAGGAACTGCCACGGCTTATCCACCCCGGACCACCCCCGGAACACGAGCGGGTTGCTTGCATAGTCGAGAATGTCCTCCGTCATGGCCTCCGTGAACGCTGCCATTTCATCTAAGCTGCACTTGTCGTTCCCGTAGACAGAAGAACCGTGAACTGCGAGCCAGTAGCGTCCCTCCTTGCCTAGTGCCATGCCCTTGGCACCATGTATCAGTGCTTTCTGAAGGTCGGACCCCTGCGGGCTAATCAGGCTCGACTGAGCATAGCACCTGCCCCGGAAGTCCAGAGTGTACACAAAGTACAAAGATTGAAACTGCTGGTACTTCTTGGCCTGCGAGATGGTACGATCTGTCTCAACGTACTTGCTCTGCCTCTCCCGCTCAAGGTCGTATGTCGTTGCTGCTTCGCGGACCCATGCCGTGAAGTCGTTCCACGCCTGCGGGGAGAGCGCTTGCTTCAGCTCCGACTTCTTCAATTTGTGGAACTCTTCAGGAACCGGGGCGGGTCGGATAAATACCGGCTCCTTGGCGGGCATGGCGATGGCGAGGTCTCTGTCCTGAACCTCGTGAGCTACTGCTAGAACTGCATCGTTTACGCTCCACGGTACGCGCTGCAAGGCGTTCACGGACTTATAGACAACCGGCATCTGCTTAGGCGTGAGCCGTTTG